GGTCATCCGAAGGCTCGATGTTTGGCTAGGTACAAGTACCAGTATTTGTAAAGGGTCTGCCGGACACAACTAGCCCTTTCTTTTAAGTGTTTTAGTCTTATTTTACTTAAGTTAAAAGCCGCTAAAGCGGGATGCTGATCAGTAAGAGCGAGGCAGCGACAGTTTTAGGAGTTAGTCCAGCTGCTGTCACTCACGCGATAAAGAAGGGCCGAATTGTTCCTGTGCAGCGTGATGGCAAGGAATGGATTGACGGGGAGACGTTGAGAGAACAGTGGGGCAATGCGCGAAGCCGGATGCGCAATGTCAACTCACGGGTTCCGAAACCTGGGGGTGTTGGGGATGTAGGAAAAGTCTCTAGAGCTGCTGAGGATCTGCCGGATTACAACGAGAGCCGCGCACGGACTGAGTGGCTTAAGGCTGAGCTGATGGAGCTGGAGCGGGCTGAGAAGGAAGGCGAGCTTGTGCGTGCTGATGAGGTGTCTAAGGCTTGGGGTGACTTAGTTGCGATAACGCGGACCAAGATGATGGCGGTTCCGTCGAAAGCTAAACAGCGCATACCGGAGATCCCTGCGGATGCGTTCGTGGCGCTTGAGGAGATTGTGCGCGAGGCCCTGGAGGACTTGGCTGATGGCTGACATTGCTGAGCTGATGCGTGGAGCTTTAAAGGCGTTCCGTCCGCCGGAGAAGCTGACGCTGAGTGAATGGGCTGATCGTTATGCGTTCTTGTCTGCTGAATCGAGTGCTGAGGCAGGCAGGTGGCACACGCTGCCGTATCAGAAAGGAATGATGGACGCGGTGACTGATCCAGCTGTGGAGCAGATCACGGTGATGAAGTCAGCGCGTGTTGGTTACACCAAGATGATCAACCACGCGATTGGTTATCACGTCCACCAAGACGCTTGTCCGATCATGGTTGTGCAGCCGACTGTTGAGGACGCGCAGGGCTACTCAAAGGAAGAGATTGCCCCGATGTTGAGGGACACGCCTTGTCTGACTGGCTTGGTGAGTGAGTCGAAAGCGAAGGACGGAAGCAACACAATTTTGCAGAAGAATTTCCCCGGCGGCACATTGTCGCTTGTGGGGGCTAACTCACCGCGTGGCTTCAGGCGTGTGAGTAGGCGCGTTGTGCTGTTCGATGAGGTTGACGGTTATCCGGCGTCAGCAGGATCTGAGGGCGATCAGATCAAGCTGGGCATCAAGCGGACTGAGTATTACTGGAACCGCAAGATCATTGCCGGCAGTACGCCAACGGTGAAGGACTTCAGCCGCATCGAGCGGATGTTTAACGAGTCAGACCAGCGCCGGTATTACGTCCCTTGCCCAGAGGAAGGATGCGGGCACATGCAGTACCTGAAGTGGGCAAACATCAAGTGGATCGACAACAACCCTGAGACAGCGGCTTATGCGTGCGAGAGCTGCGGCACGTTGATCCCGCACAGCAAGAAACGCTGGATGGTTGAGCGCGGTGAGTGGCGGGCTACTGCGCCGGGTAACGGTAAGCACGCAGGGTTTCACATCTGGGCGGCGTACAGCTACAGCCCAAACGCAAGGTGGGCTGATCTTGTCGCTGAGTTTCTAGAGGCCAAGTCAAACCCTGAGGCGTTGCGAGTTTGGATAAATACCACGCTCGGAGAATCTTTTAGTGACGATTACGCGAGCGCGATGAGCGCAGACGTGTTGCTTGAGCGTTGTGAGGACTATGAGGAGGGCACGCTGCCGGCCGGCGTTTTGTCAGTGACGATCGGTGTTGACGTGCAGGGTGGTGGCGGAACGCTGAACGAACGTTTGGCGGTAAGCGTGTGGGGCTGGGGCCGCAATGAGGAGGCTTGGCTGATTCAGTACCAAGAGATTGCGGGCGATCCGACGCAGGCTGCGGTGTGGAAACAGCTTGATCAGTTTGTGATGCGCAAGTGGCCGCACGAGCTGGGCGGCAGTCTCAAGGCTGACTTTACTGCTGTTGACTCCGGCGGCATGGCGACCAGCGAGGTGTATCAGTACGCCAGGGAGCGCAAGGCCCAGGGCGTCATTGCCATCAAGGGTCTGAGCCAGCGGAACAAGCCAGCGATTGGCAAGCCGTCGCGCGTTGACATCAACTCACGGGGCAAAGCGATCAAAAAGGGTGCGGTTCTGTATGGCATCGGCACCGATACCTGCAAGAACACGTTGATGGGCCGGCTCCGTCACGCGGAGCCCGGTGAGGGTTACTTGCACTTTCACGCCACTGCAGGGCAGGAATACTTTGAGATGTTGACCGCTGAAAAACAAGCGATTAAGTTTCGCAATGGTTTTCCTGAGCGGGTTTGGGTGTTGAAGCCCGGTAAGCGCAATGAAAGCTTGGACACGCTTTGTTATTCGTATGCGGTGTTCCAGCTGATGTATCGCAAATTTGATCGCAGGACGATTTGGGATCAACTGGAAAAGCGTTTGGAGCAGCCGCTAAGATCAAAGGAAGCAAAGGCAAAGCCAGCCCAAGCGTCGTTCGTCAACAACTGGTGAGACCGTGACTCAGTTACCGGACAAAATCAGGGCAGGCGACACGATCAAATGGCGTCACGATGCGAGCAGAGATAACCTCGGCAACTCGATTACCAGCGGTGATTACACGCTGAAGTATTACTTCCGCACTAATACCAACCACGAATCGCATACAGCCACGGGTACAGCTTTTGGCACGGGCTGGGAGTTCACTATCAGCTCGACTGATTCTGATGCCTTTGACGCAGGTGACTGGTTTTTTCAGGCCATTGCGACTAAAGACAGCGAGGCGGTAACGCTTGCATCTGGTCAGATTGAGGTGCTGGCCGGCCTTGATTACACAGGCGATGCAGCTGCGTTCGATGGGCGCACGCAGGCTGAAAAAGATTTAGCGGCTGTTCAAAAGGCGATCAGAGATATTGCCAACGGCAATGCTGTTAAGAGCTACAGCGTCGCTGGTCGCAATTTGACCCGCTACGAAATGGCGGATCTTATTGCTTTGGAATCTAAGCTCAATTTTGAGGTGCAGCGTGAACGCCGTGCCGCGCTGATTGCCAATGGCAAGGGCGATCCCTTTAACCTCTTTGTCCGTTTCTGATGAGCCTCGCAACTCGACTCTTTCGGGCTCTTGGTTATGAGCCACGCCGTCCGAGGCGGCGTCAGTATGAAGGCGCGACGATGAGTCGTCTTACGTCTAGCTGGGTGACTGGCGGGACGAGTGCTGATGCTGAGGTTCACGGCAGCCTTGCCAGGTTGCGCAACCGCGCACGTCAGCTGGTGCGGGACTCTGACTATGCGCGGCAAGCAAAGCGCGCCGTGATGAACAACGTCATTGGCACGGGCATCAAGCTGCAGGCCCAGGTGCTGATGCAGCGTGGCGGCCGGCTTGATGAAGATCTTAACAACAGGATTGAGAAGGCTTGGAAGTATTGGGGATATAAGAGCTATTGCGACGTTGCTGGTCGCCTTTGCTTTGCCGACATCGAGCGGATGATCGTCGGCGCGATGTGCGAATCCGGCGAGGTGTTCGTCAGGGTGATCCGTCGTCCGTTTGGCGGCAGCCAGATTCCGTTTGCGCTGCAGATTTTTGAAAGCGATCAGCTGGACGAGACCTACACGGGCAAAGCCAGCGCTGATGGCAATGAATGGCGCATGGGCGTTGAGGTCGATAAGTTCGGCCGCGCTGTGCGTTATGCGTTTTTGCAGAAGCACCCAGGCGATGCGCCGTTCAGCGGCACTGCAGCAAAGCGGCACCTGATGCTGTCTGCTGATGAGGTGCTGCATCTGTATATCCAAGAGCGTCCAGGCCAGACCCGTGGTGTCACTTGGTTTGCATCAGCAATCAAGCGTCTGCATCACCTTGCCGGCTATGAGGAGGCAGAGGTCATCCGCGCTCGCGCATCGAGCAGCCTAATGGGCTTCATCACCACAACTGAGGGTGAGCTGGGCACTGCTGAGGAGGTCTATAACGGCGACCGCGTTGATTCGTTTGCCCCTGGCGTCTTCAAGTATCTGCAGCCCGGTGAGTCTGTAACTGTGCCCCAGCTGGACGCACCTGATGGGCAGTTTGAGCCGTTCACGCGCGGGATGCTGCGTGCTGTTGCTGCTGGTCTCGGCGTTTCCTACACGCAGGTGTCGTCCGACTTCAGCCAGTCCAACTACAGCAGTTCACGTCTTGAGTTGCTGGAGACGCGCGACAACTTCCGTGCCATTCAACGTTTTCTGATTGAGAACTTTCATCAGCCAGTGTTCAACATGTGGCTTGAGATGGCGGTGATGGGAGGTGTTCTTGATCTGCCTGCTTATGAGGCAAACCCTGACCGCTTCCGCATGGTCAAATGGTGTCCACGGGCCTATGGCTACGTTGACCCGCAGAAGGAAGTGGCGGCGTACAAAGACGCAGTGCGTTGCGGATTTAAGACGCTGTCAGATGTTGTGGCAGAGCAAGGTGGCGACCTTGATGATCTTCTGAAGCAACGTCAAGCTGAGCTGGCGATGCTCGATGAGATGAACATCGTTCTGGATACTGATCCCAGCGAAGTCAACGGTGGCGGTGGCGCTCAGGCTGGTCTGGGCATTGGCGCAGCTCCTGCGTTCTCTGACACCGAGCGACCTGGCGAGGAACAAGAGGAACAACCGCAACCTGAGCCTGAGGTGACAGAAGATGCAGAAGGATAAAAGAGATAGAATCAAAGAAATTCGTGATAGAAGCATGGACACGAATAGGGCTGAACCTGACGGCCTAAAAGTTGGCGATTTTGTCAGCTGGAGTGCAAGCGGCGGGACTGCTCGCGGCAAGATTGATCGCATCGAGCGTGACGGCTCTATCAACGTGCCTGATTCAGAGTTCACGATCAACGGCGATGCTGATGATCCGGCAGCTCTGATCACCGTTTACCGCGAGGAGGATGGTGAGTACGAGCCGACTGACACCAAGGTGGGTCATCGGTTTTCAACGCTGAGCAAGATCCCTGCATTGCGTTGGCTGGAGGGCAAAAATTACAAGCGCAGCGAAACTACAACCTTTGATGAGGTTGAGGAACGCACTTATCAGTTCCCGTTTTCATCTGAGTTTCCGGTTGAGCGTTACTTTGGAAGCGAAGTTCTGAGCCACGACAAAGGCGCAGCAGATCTCGACCGGCTGAACGACAGCGCACCGTTGTTGTTCAACCATGACCCTGATCGTGTGATCGGTGTTGTGGAGCGTGCCTACATCGACGAAAAGAAACGTCGGGGTTACACGCAAGTGCGGTTTAGCCGCAACGAATTCGCTCAGGAAGTCCTAAGCGATGTGAAAGATGGCATTCTTCGAAATGTCTCTTTCGGCTACTCCATTGACAAAATGGAGGAGCGAGAAGGTGGCGACTTTGTTGCCACGTCTTGGAGGCCCTATGAGGTCTCGGTTGTTTCGATCCCCGCTGATCCGGGGGTCGGAATTGGCCGTTCCTTAGTGGACTCCGAAACCGAAAAAGCTGCCTCGGCAGCACCTATCCCATCTGTTCCTGCAAGGGAAAACACTGCACCTGATCTGCAGCAGGTGCGGGCCGAAGCCGCTGAGGCTGAGCGTTCCCGCATCGCTGGCATTTCCGCCCTGTGCTCTAAGCACGATCTTGAAGATATGGGCCGGCAACTCATCGAGGGTGGCCGCTCCATCGACGAAGCCCGCGCTGCCGTTCTGGAAAAGCTCGGCGCTAAGCCTGTTGAAACCGTCAAGCCTGTTGAGCTTGAGCAGCGTGATCACAGCAACTACCAGATTGCTGACGGCATCCGTGCAATGTGCACCGGTGACTGGTCCTCACGCGGTGCCGGCCTGGTCCGCGAACTGAGCCAGGAAGTTATGCGCGCTTCTGGCCTGACCGCCAGCTCTGAGCGTTCTTTCTACGTTCCGTTCAGCGCACTGACCCGCGCGACCTACGTCACTAGCACTGCGAATGCGGGCGGCAATCTTGTTGCTACCGATCTGCTGGCTGATGACTTCATCGAGGCACTGCGGAACGCATCCCCGGTGATGGGTCTTGGTGTTCGCACCATGAACGGCCTTGTTGGTGACGTGGCTATTCCCCGTCGCTCTGGTGTTGCTTCCACCTACTACCTGAGCACTGAGACCACTGCCATCACGCAGTCTGAGTCCACGTTCGATCAGGTGACCATGTCGCCTAAGAACCTGGCCAGCCTGTCCAAGTACAGCCGTCAGACCCTGATCCAGGGCACCCCTGGTATTGAGAGCCTGGTTCGGACTGACCTGACCGACGGCATCCTGGCTGCTCTGGATTCCGCCATCATCAACGGCTCCGGCTCCTCCGGTCAGCCCACCGGTATCCGCAACGTGTCGGGCATCGGCTCCGTCGCCATGGGCACCAACGGTGCTGCACTGACGATGGAAAAGGTAGTGGATCTTGAGACCGAGATCTTGCAGGACAACGCTCTGGTGGGTAACGCCATGGCGTATGTGACTAACGCCAAAGTGGTTGCTGGTCTGAAGAAACTGCGCGCTGGTGGTTCCACCACCACTGACGGTTCCTTCCTGTTCAACTCTGACCTGCAGGCCATCGGTCGTGGCCCTACTCCGCTGACCCTGAACGGTTACCCCATCGCTACCACCAACGCGATTCCTTCCAACCTGACCAAGGGTTCCGGAACGAATCTTTCTGCTCTGGTTGCTGGTGACTTCAGCCAGGCCATGGTTGGCTTCTACGGCAACGGTCTTGAGATCGTTGTGGGCGAGGAGAGCGATGATTTTGCGAAAGCCCTTACTTCAGTTCGGGGGATTCTTTCGTTTGATGTCGCGGTACGCCATGCGCAGTCCTTTGCCTCAATTGAGGACATCGTTGCTTGATTCTGAGGAGGGGCCGGCAACGGCCCCTTTTTTTCTTATGAAAATCACCTGCACAAGAGGCGTCATGGCATCTGGCAAAGCCCTTGAGGCTGGCCAGACTTATGACGTGTCTGACAAAGACGGCGCCCTGCTGATTGGCATGGGCAAAGCTGTCGAGGCAAAAGCCGAGGAGGCCAAGCCAAAACGCACACGCAAGCCAAAGACTGATGGCGCTAGCTGACTTTCTCAGTAACGACCTCGATATTTTTTTTGACGATCCTTTTGGAGTGTCGGCAACGTCGGGTGCGACGACTGCAAAAGTCTTGCTTGATCAGCCGAGTCAGGTCTTGGCTGGTGACATGGTCCTAACCACGGACTTTCAGATCACCGCCAAGACTTCTGACTTTGGAACACTGCTGGCAGGAGCCAGCATCACTGTTGATTCAGTGGCTTACACCGTCAGAGAGACCCGCCTGGTTGGCGATGGCTTGCTCTGTGAAATCTCGCTGCAGAAGACATGACGACGCTGCGGGAAAACATTCTCGATGCCATCGTCAGCAGCCTTGCTGGCACAACCAACGTCGGAACGCGCATCTACAGAAGCAGAGTGGTGCCGTTGCAGCGTGGTGAGAGCCCTGCACTGGTTGTTGAGGCGATCAGCGATACACCAGAGCAGAACACCAGCCTGCCGACGTTGGACTGGACGCTCACAGTGCGTGTGTCTGTGATCGTGCGAGGGGACAAGCCTGATGAAGTTGCAGATCCGATTGTTGAGAGTCTGCACAGCAAAATTATGGCTGATCTGACACTTGGCGGTTACGCAATCGACGTGCAGCCAGGGACGACAACATTTGAGATGGTTGACGCTGACCAGCCAGCTGGTGTGATTGGTGTTGAATATCTAGTGCGTTACCGCACCCGACTCGCTGACCTGACTCAAGGCCCGTGACTATTATGGGTTCTGATAGTCAACTTCCTGTCTCCAACTGAGGTTTTGACCAATGGCACTTAGAACAAGTCAACGCCTTCTGTTGGCGAAAGAGGAGTCAACTTACGGAACCGATCCAACGCCAACAGGCTCTGCAGATGCGGTTCTTGTTCGCAGCCTTGAGATCAGCCCTTTTCAGTCTGACGTTGTTGAGCGTGAGCTGATTCGTGGATATATGGGCAACTACGAGACATTGCACGCCAACCAGCGTGTTGAGGTGACTTTTGAGGTTGAGATGGTCGGCTCTGGAACAGCCGGCACCGCTCCTGCATTTGGCCCGCTGCTTAAGGCTTGCGGCAACAGCGAAACCATCGTGGCTAGCACTTCTGTCACCTACGCCCCGGTGAGCAGCAGCTTTGACTCTGTCACCATCTACTTTTTCCAAGATGGCGTCCGCCAGAAAGTGACTGGCGCTCGCGGTTCATTTTCGATCAACGCAGAGATTGGTCAGATCCCGACCATCAACTTCACGATGATCGGCATCTATAACGAGCCGACAGACGTTGCAAACGCAACGCCGACGTATCAGAACCAAGCCAAGCCGGTGCTGTTCAAGAACGGCAACACCACCAGCCAGCAGCTGTTCAGCTATGCCGGTGCTGTGCAGTCGTTCAGCTTTGATCAAAACAATCAGAGCGTTTATCGCGAGCTGGTTGGTGGCAGCAAGGAAGTGTTGATCACTGATCGTCGTCCTGGCGGCAGCATCGTTCTAGAGGCCGTCACGATGGCAACTAAGAACTACTTCACTAGCATCACTGGCTCTGCTACTGGGAACAACACGTTCCAGCATGGCCAAACTGCTGGCAACATCTTTACTTTCAGCGCACCTCAGACTGATTTGTCTGCTGTTAGCTACTCAGATTCTGACGGCGTTCAGATGCTGAACTTTGACTACACAGCGACTCCGACAACATCGGGCAATGATGAGTACAGCCTGGCACTTACATAGTGCGCTAGTTTTGGGGTGAATTATTCCTTTTATGGGATTCGTCCTCAAAAAGTCCAACACCTACAAGTGGCCCGTTTCAGTGGATGTCCCTGTTGATGGGGGCAAACACGAGCGGGTCACTTTTGATGTTGAGTTCAAAGACTTGACGCAAAGCCGTCTGTTGGAGATTGCTGAGCTGAGCGGTGAAGGCAATCTGTCTGACGTTGAGATCGCTCGTGAGGTGATGACAGGCTGGGCCGGCGTTGAAGATGAGGACGGCAAAGAGCTGCCTTACAGCATCACCAAGCGTGACGAGCTGCTGGACGTGCCGATGATGGCAAGTGCGATCGCTGGCGCTTACCTGGAAAGCAAGCAGGGAGCCAAGAGAAAAAACTAGAGGAGGCCGTTGACTATTTATTCAGCGGCCCTGATGACAAGTCAGAGCTAATGGCTGATGCCAAGGCGTTTGGCCTGGCGTTACCTGAGCCTGAAGCGCCTGAGGATTTTGAGGTGTGGCCTGATAACTGGCCTGCTGTTGAGATGTTCTTGCGTTGCCAGACGCAATGGCGCACAACGTCTGCAGGCGTTTGTGGGCTGGACTATTCAGCAGTGGAATGGCTGTTTAGACTGTATGAAGTCGAGGACCAGCCGACCGTGCTTGAGAATTTGCAGGTCATGGAGGCTGCGGCGGTCAAGATCCTGAATAAGGAGAGCAAGTAAATGGCTGCCAAGTTTGGTCTGTTAATCGACGCCAAAACCAAGGGCGAAAACAATATCAAGCGCCTTGGCAACTCCATGCAAGGGGTTGAGGGCAAGGCCAAGAACCTTGGCATGGCCGTGCGTGGTGTTGGCGCAGCCTTCAAAGGATTTTTTGCAATCGCTGCTGTTGGCGGAATTGTCGCCCTTGGCAAAAGCGCGATTGATACTGCTGACGCGTTCGGCAAGCTAAGCACCAGGACAGGTATCGCCGCTGACAAATTGCTGGCCTATGTCAACGCTGGCAAGCTTGCCGACGTTAGTCAGAGTGATCTTGAGACGGGCCTGCGGACTTTGGCCCGCACGCAGGTCGAGGCGTCGGAGGGTGTTGCAACCTATGCCGACGCATACGCAAAGCTGGGTGTCACGGTCAAGAACCAAGACGGCACGCTCAAAGACTCTGACCAGCTGCTTTCTGACATTGCAGATCGGTTCCAAGACCTGCCAAACGGTCCTGAAAAAGCGGCTGTTGCAATGGACATCTTTGGCCGTTCTGGTCAAAAGATGATTACGCTGCTTAACGGCGGTTCAGAAGCTCTTGATGAGTTTGGGTTTGAGTTAAGCGAGAACTTTGCTCGCAACTCTGAGACTTTCAATGACAACCTCACCAAGGTTGGCATTGAGATGGATCGGCTCAAGATGCAGATCTTGGACGATTTGTTGCCAAGTCTTATTGAGCTGTCGGAAGGCTTTCTTGCTCTAACTAAAACTATTCGGGATGGGGCCGATGCCTTTGCCAAGTTCTTTGGCATTGGTGACGATGCCATGATTGCAAAAAATACGCTGCAAATTCAAGGCATCAACAAAGCCTTGGCTCATTACAGAAAAACGCTCAAAGATATGCGCGCAGAGACGACGCCAAGCTTTACCAGACAAGGCGTTATTGATGAAATAGAGAGGACGGTTGCTGGATTAGTGAAACGGCGAGATCAGCTGCGCAGCGAGATCAACCGAGCGACAACGCCAACCTCAGTTGACCTTACAGAAGATGATCAGCCTCTTTCTAGGTTTTTGCCTACACCTGATAAGTCTAAGCCTGAAAAAGATAAAACTGGCAAAACTACGCTAGACGCTTTAGGGATAGGGCTTGGGCAAACTGGCGAAGTGATGGAAATGCTTGCTGCATTGAGAGAAGAAAGGCGTTTGCTAGATGCAACTTTGGAAGGGAAGAGAGAGGAAGTTGAGCTAAACATTCAAGTTGAAAATCTCACGAAAGGTCTTACTCCTGAGCTTGCTGCTCATGTTGAAGAAATAGTTCGCGGCAATGCTGGGATTCAAGACAGAATTAACAAACAGAAAGAGCTAAACAACGAAACCAGCAAGACAAAACAGCTATTTGAGTCTGTGAAGGACACTGTCGCGACAGGCTTGGCAAATGCCATTCAAGGCTTGATTGATGGCACCAAGAGTCTTGGCGAATCGCTTACAGGCATCCTCAGGCAACTCGGCGGGATGTTTTTGCAATTTGGCATGAGTAGCTTGGTTGGCGGATTGTTCCCCAGCGCCAAAGGCAACGTGTTCGCTCAAAACGGCATCGTGCCTTATGCAAAAGGTGGTTACATCGGCCGGCCAACAATGGCGTTGATGGGTGAGGCTGGCCCTGAAGCTGTTCTGCCCTTGCGCCGTGGCCGTGGCGGTCGCCTTGGTGTTGAGACCTCAGGAACTGCGGCTAACGTGACGGTCAATGTTGATGCTTCTGGCTCACAGGTTCAAGGTCAAGGCGGCAACGCCAAGCAGCTTGGGCAAGCGATTGGCGCAGCTGTGCGGGCTGAGCTAATCAAACAAAAACGACCTGGGGGCCTTCTGTCGCGCTAATGGCTACTTTCCCTGACATTTCACCTGACTTTGGGGCAACAAAAAAAAGCGAGCCCAAAGTGCGTTCCGTGCAGTTTGGCGACGGCTATGTGCAGCGTCTGACGTTTGGCCTTAATCAAGACCTTAAGCAGTGGTCATTGACTTGGGAAAACCTGAGCGACACTGACACGGCTACCATTGAAGATTTTCTTGATGCGCGAGGCGGCTCAGAATTTTTTACATGGTCGCCGCCTGATGATTCCGCAACTTACAAGTGGATTTGTTCGACGTGGTCCAAGGCAATTACAACAGCTGGTTTGAACACTGTGCAAGCAACGTTCCAGCAGGTGGCTGACCTATGAGCGATATTATTCTTTTTGACGAGCTACTCAAAGATTCTCCGCTTGCAATCATTGAGTTGTTTGAACTGCACTTGGATTTAGCGATCCACGGTAGCAACGATATTTTTCGTTTTTTTAACGGCGTTGTAATACAAACGCAAACCGGCGAAATTATTTATCAGGGCAACACCTATATGGCAATGCCCATTGAAGCAGATGGGTTTGAGTACAAGGTCGGGCAGTCTGGATTTCCACGTCCGACTATTCGTGTTGGCAATTTGTTTAGCGTTGTTTCTGCGATATTGGTTGGGGTAAACGCTACTACTTACGGCAATGACTTGACAGGCGCAAAAGTGGTACGGCGTAGGACGCTAACCCGTTTTCTAGACGATGTTAATTTCGACAATGACACCAATCCATACGTCCCAACAGATGGAACGTTGACACATGAGGAAATGCCTCAGGAGATATATTTCGTAAACCGCAAAGTTGTTGAAACTCGCGATGTTGTTGAGTTTGAGCTGGCGGCAAGCTTAGACCTTGAAAACGTTCGTGGTCCAAAGCGTCAGTGCCTTGCAAACATTTGCCAGTGGCAATACAAGGGCGGCCCTGATGGAACGGAAGAAGGTTGCCCTTGGCGGCCAGGAACAACGCATGACGCACGTTATTACGACGAAAGCGATAATTTAATTGGCGGGTCTGCAGCAACTAATTTTTCTTATAGCAGCGGCGATGAGGTTTTAAGTAGCGGGCAATCTTTAACGCCTGGACAGTTTCTGACTTCGAGTAATGGTTGGTATCGGGCGCAGTTTGGGACTAATGGCGACTTTTTTGTTTATGGCAAAAATAACGATCCAAGCAATATCACGGATATAAATTGGCAGACCGCCACTTCAGGCCGTGGTGGCACGAGCATCAAGATGGGCACCAACGGTGATCTGTTTATTAAAGATGCTGCAGGCGATGTTGTTTGGCAGACTGGTACAGCGTATGTGGGCACTTTAAGCGAAGTCGATTTTAAGGGATATTTGCCTGACAATGGTATTCCCGGCAGGCACGCAAGTTTTTACCACGAAATTTTTGGCAATGCTGACAACTATGCAGCTGGATCGCAAACTCGTGACAGAACATTTACTCTTGCGGACGGACGGACCCTTGAGTTGCGGTTTACGGCTTCAAGTGTTTTGTTGCCAGCGGATTCACCAGCTCGTGATCTTGGCGTAAATCGTCGTTGGGAAAATCCAACGGATACGTTTACCGCTCCAGTAACCATCGTTAGCTCAAGCGGAAACTTTAGGCAGTACGAATTCATAAGCGTTGAGATCGAAACTCAAACCAGTAACCCTTGGGCACACAGGACTGATGGCCTTGGCGCAATTCACTACAAGGTCGGTGCAAGCTACCAAGTCACAACATCAACAACTTATGGCGGCTCTTTGGCGTTAGCAAACAACGGTAACTTAATTATTTATGCTGCTGGGTCTACTATTGTTTGGCAGTCGTATAGCGGGCGCACCCCTGAGCCGTTAGTGGCTACTGGAACGGTTAATCCGCTGGATGATGTTTGCGGCAAGCGCGTTAGCAGTTGCAAGGTGCGTTTTGGTCAATATGCAGAGCTACCATTTGGATCGTTCCCCAGTATTGGCACAACTCTTTCATGACTGATTGGCGTTCTGCAGCTCTTGACCACGCAAACGCTGAAGCGCCACAAGAATCGTGCGGTTTGCTGGTCATTGTTAAAGGCCGTGAACGGTATTGGCCTTGCAAAAATCTGTCGGAATCGCCGGAAGAGTTATTTGTTCTTGACCCTGTTGACTATGCAGCAGCTGAGGATGCGGGTGAAGTTATGGCTGTTGTTCATAGCCATCCAATCACTAGGGCTGAAGCAAGCGAAGCCGACAAGGTTGCGTGTGAAAAAAGCGGTTTGCCTTGGCATATTGTCAGCCTTGTAACGGGAGCCTGGTGCGAAATCAAACCCAACGGCTACAAGCAAGAGCTGTTGGGCCGTGAGTGGGTTTGGGGCGTTAGCGATTGTTGGACGTTAGTCCGCGACTGGTACGCAGAAGAGGGGCTGGAGTTGCGTGATTGGAACAGGCCACCGCTGTCTACGTTTAATGAGCAGCCGATCTTTGATGACTGTTGGTCTGAAATTGGCTTTAAGGAAGTGCGGCTAGAGGAATTGCGGCGCGGAGACGCATTGTTGATGAACATTGATGGAGCGAAGGGCGTCAACCATTGTGCGGTGTATTTGGGTGAGCAGCAGATCCTGCACCATCTCAGGGGGCGTTTGAGTTCCCGAGACGTTTTAAACGGGTATTATTTGAAAAACACCGGGCGATTTTTGCGTCACGAGACGAGGTTCTGACGATGCTCAAAACCATCAAGGTCTACGGCAGTTTGGCCAAGTTTCTGGGACAGCGCGTTTTTCGTGCAGCAGTAGACACGCCGATTGAAGCGGTAAGTTTTTTGCGTGCCAATTTTGAGGGTTTAGCCGCTCACATGGCGAATTATGACTACAAAGTGCTGGTTGGAACGCTGGAGCTGCAGGCAGGCAGCAACCCTGAGCAGCTGAGTTACCCGGCCGGACAAGACGAAGCAATTAGCATCGTGCCTGTGCTCGGTGGTGCGGGTGGGCGAGGCATTGGTTCGATTTTGGCTGGTGTTGCTTTGATTGGCTTGTCGTTGGCGTTCCCAGGCGGTGGATTGTTTGGTGGCACAGTTTTTGGTTTTTTAGGCGGACCGGCGGCATCTGCTGCAACTTTGACAACTGTTGGAACTGCCTTATCTGTTGTTGGCGCAGGTTTGGTTTTGAACGGCGTTTCTCAAATGCTGACGCCTGTGCCTGAAACGCCTTCGTTTGAGTCTGACCCGCAAAGTGATCCGGCAAGCTTTTCCGGTATTCAGAACGTAGGCAGGCAGGGAGTTCCCGTCCCAGTGGTGTATGGCGAGACGTTAGTCGGTAGCGTGGTTATATCGGCTGGCATCAACACGCAAGATGACTAATCCAATTATTGGTGCGGGTGGCGGTCGCAGTGCTGGCGGCAGCCAAAAGATAGAAAAAGACAACCTTGATTCGCGCCAAACTGCCCGAATTGTTGATCTGATTAGCGAGGGCGAGATCGAAGGATTAGCAACGCCAGCACGGCTGGGATTAACGCGTGGAACGGAACGGTATAGCCGTGAAATGTTGAAAGACGTTTATTTCAACAATACGCCGATTGTCCGTGAAAACGCGGATGTTTCTACAGAGCTGCAGGGCATAGATCAAAATTTTCAGGATTACGAGGTATCTTTGCGTTTCGGCGCAGATCACAGCGTTCAAGGGTCGCTTAGCGAGGTTAGCGAAAGCGCCCAAGAAGAGTTTGTTGTTGGAACGACTGTTGCAAATGGATTACCAGTAACGCGCACAATTACGGACACAAACGTTACTGCTGTTCGCATCACTTTAAACTTTCCTCAACTTCAAAGGTTTAAAGAGAACGGGGATATTGTTGGTACGTCTGTTGAGTACGAAGTTCAGCTTTCGTATAACGGTGGCGCGTTTCAACGCGTTGTTTTCGACACAGTGGCAGGTCGTAGCGTTGACCTGTATCAACGCAAAAAATACATTGAGTTCGATAGAACACAGTCCAAGCCTATAGACATCAGAGTTGTTCGTCTTACTGACAACGATGCAGATCGCGGAGGAGACGACTCTTTTAACTCTGAAATGATATGGGCAACATATACGGAACACGTTTACGGAAAATTTACCTACCCGCACAGTGCGCTTGTTGGGCATGTTATTGATGCAAGGCAGTTTGGTCAGATCCCTCAGCGGACATATCGTGTTCGCGGAATTAAGGTCAAAATTCCAAATAATGCCACTGTCGATCAAAACAACGGAAGACTAATTTATAGCGGTACATGGGATGGAACGTTTACAAATGCTGCGTGGACAACAGATCCGGCTTGGATCTTGTATGACTTGCTTACGTCTAAGCGCTATGGGTTCGGTGCTCATTTTGTCTATAAAGATATTGCAGGCACTGAAAAAACACGTCTAAACAAGTTTAATTTTTACGCCTGTTCGCAGTATTGCTCAGCCCTTGTTCCTGATGGATTTGGCGGTCAAGAGCCGCGATTTTCATGCAACATCAGTATTCAAAAACAGTCTGAAGCGTTTGATCTGATCAATCAGATGGCGTCTATTTTTAGGGCGCAACCGTACTGGTCATCTGGAGAGCTTGCGTTGACGATGGATCGTCCGCAAGACCCTGAGCTTATTTTTACGCAATCGAACGTTACTGAAGAAGGGTTTAGTTACAGTGGCAGCAGTGTCAAAACGCGCCACACATGCGTTCAGGTTTCCTACCTTGACCTTGATCTTCGCGACACTGCTTATGAACTGGTCGAAGACGAAGAGGCAATTAAAAAGCTTGGTGTAGTCAAGAAAAATATAAAAGCTGTTGGCTGTACCTCACGCGGTCAAGCGCGACGCTTAGGGGAATGGCTGCTGTATTCAGAGAACAGAGAAACAGAGGTTTGCAGTTTCACAACACGTCTTGCGGAAGGCATCAAAGCGCGACCTGGGATGATCATCAAGGTCTCAGATCCATTCCGCGCCAATCGTTTTCGCGGTGGTCGAATTAAACCTGGCTCTACCGAACAAATTCTTAAACTGGATCGCACCAAGGAGCAGATATTCCCTAATGGTGCGCCTGACACGTTTGACTTCAACGTCATGTCGCGCGTTTGGGACAATGACGCAAAGCAGATGGTTGTGCGTCAGGTGTCAATTGGCGACATCAACAGCGCACAGCTTAGTAGTGACACCTTGACCCTTCCAACTGCTCTTGAGCACGAACCTGTTGTTAATTCAGTATTTGCTATTGGCATTAGCACGTTGCGTCCAAGCCTTTGGCGCGTCATCGGCGTCAGCGAAGAAGACCAACTGACATATTCAATTTCAGCTTTGGCTTATGAGCCTGGAAAGTATGACCATATTGAACGTGATGTTCCTCTAGAGCCTAGGGACGTAACGGCGCTTGATAACCCAGCAGGCGTTCCAACAAACCTAGATGCGAGAGAGGTTTTGTATGAGGACAGCGGCCAGGTTTACAACAAAATTATTTTGAGCTGGCAGCGCGGGACTGACACGTCGCGGACGCTTGTCACTTGGCGGTACGAAAACGGAACGCCTAACACGTTTACAACGCAAGGCAATGACTATGAAATCTTGAACGCTGCTGCCGGTGATTATGAAATCATCGTCCGAGGTCAGAGCGCTGCTCTGCTGAACTCAACAGAAGCAAAGCTTTCATTTAAAGCTGAAGGCAAGACCGCTCCACCGGCAACTATTCCTGATCTGTCTATTGCGCCGATTGACCAGCACAACGCTGAACTGCATTGGCCGCAATCGACTGATCTTGATGTGCGTGTCGGTGGAACGGTTCGGATCAGACACACGCCTGAGATTGGAGCGTCTGCAACTTGGGTGCGAACCAACGATATTGTTCCTGCTGTAAATGGCAGCAGTACGCGGAAGATCGTGCCGCTGGTTGAGGGCACTTATTTCATCAGAGCAGTTGACTCAACAGGGAACGAATCGCCGGGCACTGCCAGCGTTGTCGTTGATTTGCCTGAGCCGCAAGACTTGTTTGTTGCTCAAACGTATCGCGAGGATGACGATACACCGCCGTTCCAAGGTGCTGCAACAAATATGGCGTATAGCGACGTAGAGAATGCTTTAATCCTTACCGCTTCAGGACTAATTGATGACGTTACTGATTTTGATGAGATGACCGATCTGGACAATTTTGGCGATACAAACAGCAGCGGCTCTTATGAATTTTTAACCACGTTAGATCTTGGTGCCAAGTATGACCTTGAGCTTCTGCAAACGTTGAAATCTAGAGCGTATGTCCCTGCTGATTTCTTCGATAGCCGCACTGGCTTAATTGACACTTGGGCTGATATTGATGGAACGGACATCAGTCTCGTTAACGCGGAGATGTATGTGCGCTCTACAAATGATGATCCAAGTGGTTCGCCGACTTATGGGGCATGGCAGCCATTTGTAAATGGTACGAAGCGTGGGCGCGGGTTCCAGTTCAAGGTTGAGGCAACAACCAGCGATCCAGTGCAAAACGTCGCGATTGAAGAGCTTGGAGTGACGACCAAGCTGCAACGCCGTACCGAGCAAGAACGCAACATCAGCAGTGGCACGTCAGCCAAGGCGATTACGTTTCCATCCGCCTTTTATGGAACGCCAAGCGTTGGCATTACAGCGCAGGATATGGACAGCGGTGATTACTTCCAGGTTTCTAGCGTTAGCCGGACTGGCTTCACCGTGACCTTTAAGAACAGCTCCGATACAATCGTGAGTAAGACTTTCGATTATCAGGCCGTTGGTCACGGTCGGGAGATCACCTGATGGCTCAATCCACGGATATCACCCTCAGTAACCAAAGCGGTTTGGCGTTTCGGACTGAGCTGAACTTGATTCTTGCTGCACTGTCGAGCCTGCAGAGCGGTAGCTCGGCACCCAGTACCACTAATGCGTATCAGCTTTGGATTGATACCAGCAGCTCGCCTGCACAGTTAAAGATCCGCAACGGCGCAAACTCTGCCTGGATCGTTGTTTCAAGCGACGTTACAGCCACCAACCTTGGGTTGGCTGCGTTGTCAGGCGCAACGTTCACGGGTGACGTGACGATGAACGCGCAATCCGATGTGCGTTTTGCGGACTCTGACAGCAGCAATTATGTGGCGCTTCAGGGCGCTGCAACGATCGGCAGCAACGTTACGTTCACCCTGCCTAGCAGCGATGGTTCCGCCAATCAGGTTCTGAAGACTGATGGCTCTGGTGCGTTGAGTTTTACCGATAACTCAGGTGCTGTAACCAGCGTTGGCGGTCAAACAGGTGCGGTGACTTATGCCACGAGCTGGGCCGTTGGTACAGGTGCAACAGCAGCCACCAACACGGATCTAGATGTTTCTGGAACGTATGCCGGAAACGTGGTTGCGGTATCTGCGCTTGATATTGATTGTTCAACGGGCAACTACTTCACCAAGAGCATTTCAGCGGATTCGACTTTCACGTTTAGCAATATCCCGTCAAGCCGTGCTTTTGCGTTTACGGTTGAGATTGATGTGACAGGTGATCGGACGATTTCATGGCCGTCATCTGTTTCGTTTCCGTCAGCTACGGCACCGACGCTTACGTCGGGCAAGACGCATCTATTCTTCTTTGTGACCAATGATGGTGGCACGAGCTTCCGTGCTGCTTCTCTGGTTGACTACACCACCTGATAACTGATGGATCCGATTTCTCGCGTTGTCGCTGCTGGTGCTGCTGGAGCGGGTGCTGCAGGTGCTGCGCTGTACGTCGATGACGTGTTCAGCACTTATTTGTATGACGGCACAGGCAGTAGCGGTCAAACTATTACAAATGGAATTGATTTGAGTGGCGAAGGTGGATTGTACTGGATGAAAAATAGAACTACAAC